CTACTCTTTCCGTGGGCGATGTTGTTAAATTTGTATATGCAGATAACACAAATACCACAGAGGACATTTATGTTACTGGTGCATTAGCAGACAGCGAAACAAATTCTAGAGTTGTTGGTGTAGTTGAATTGATTGCTGGTGGTTATGTAACAATTGCTTTAAATGGAGTTTGTGCATACACAGGTGCTTCATCTGGACAGGTTTATTACTTGTCTCAATCAACTGCTGGACAAGTAGTAACAACAAAACCATCAACAGGAATTGTAAAAGAAGTATTTGTGGGTATTGATGATTCATCAGTTTTAGTTTTTGCATCTTCCACCCTACAAACCGAAAATTTTGGTGCTATTGATGTTGATGGGTTAGACACAATAACGGCAACAACATACGGCGATACTCTTTCTATTGCCGCAGGATCCAATATAAGTCTTAGCGTAAACACCGAAAATCAACTAGTAATCACCGCTGGTACTTTGGTAGATGCAGATTATTGGAAAACAATAGTAACAGACGCTGGTTCATTTTCAGCACTTACAGCAGAAGATATATTAAATATTAGTGGAAACAATGGAATAATTACCAGTGTTGATAGTAATAATGGTCTATTGATTTCTGCTCCAAATTCGTACTCTACTGTTCAAATAGTAGGTGAAAACACCGATGAATTGGATTATACATTATCCGCTTCCTCTGGTTCTGACACTCTAATTATTCGTTCTGGTGTTGGTATAAACATTACCTCATCTACAAACAATGATCTTCTCATAGAAGCAACAGGTATTTCTGTACCAGCAAATAGAAGTGTTGGAAATCAACAACTAGCAGAAATGCCAAGTTACAGTATTAAAGGAGCACAGGAAAACGGTGATCCTGTCGATGTTTATCAACAAGAAGAAGTTCACGAAATAACATATCCTGTTCTTGCAGAAAGTTATGATGTGTACTACAGCACAGATGGTTCCAGAGTATTCAGAGATCCAATAACTCTCATAGAATATCCTTCTTTGACAAGTGAAGTTTTGGCTAGCACCACTGCTGTTGGAACACCTAATGCAATTTCTGGATTTGTTTTTGGTAGAGTGGTGGATGAAGAAGGAAATGTTTCCGAACTCAAGACTTTGAATAGAAAAGAACTTAGATTGATTCTAGGTGCTTCTACAACTGGATACTTAGAAGAAAATAACAAATTATTCAATTCTTGGAGAATTTACGAAGAAGCAGATCTTTTCAATACAGTTGCATCTTCAACAGCAGAATCTAAATCTGGTATTTTGAATTTTATTGGTGGTGTTGGAATAGATTTAGAATTGGATTACACTGGAGAAGGTAGTCCGGCAATAAAAATCATTGCAACGGGTGACGCCGCTGCTTTTTCGGAAATATCCAACAACACAACAGCAGAAACTCTTACTGCGTCTGGTGTGGGTTCAACTCTAAACATCACCGAAAGAGATGCCGTTGGTATAGACATAACAAGCAATAATGAACTGGATTTCTACATTAAGTCCGATTCTATAACCAACGACATGTTGGCTGGGATGCCAGAAAACAGTGTAAAGGTCAATACTGGTGGAACTAACGATACAACTCCTGTAGATCTTTACATAGATGAGAATCAAATACTTGGTCGCCTTGAGGATGGATTTGTAAAAGCACTAGATGCATCAGAAGTTCGTCAAATAATAGGATTGACTTCTTCGGATTATTACAAACAAGTCACATGCTATACTGGTGCAACACTGGTAGGCACTTCTTCCGCATCTTCCTCAGAAAATCTTATTCTTAGAGGAGGAACAAATGTTTCTCTTACAATTCTAGGTGATAACAGTATAAGAATAGATGCAACAACAGATGCAGAAATGTACGGAATAAAAACAGTATCATTTACTGAATCTGGATCAATATATTCACCAACACATTTGATAATGGATGAAGTTTATCTATCGTCTTCGAGTGGTTTATACAATAACATAGACATAATTCCTTCTTACAGTTCTTCTTCCTCCACTCTTAGCGTTTCTTTGGATCTTGGAGTTATGCCTCAAAGATCTGTCAAAGTCGCTGGTAGTTCATACAACAGCACAAGAGGTGGTTATCTTGCTTCTAATTTGATACTTGGACAAGGACAAGTGTTAGGTGTAACTTCGTCTGGTACTTCTGTTTCTGGTATATCTTTTGCAGATGTTGTAAACAACGCTGGTCTAAATTATTATTACTCTGCAAGTATTGATGGATATAACATATATTCTTCGGGACCATCTCAACTGAAGTTTATTTCGGGTGGAGATGTAGATTTAAGTTTCGATGGAACGAATATAGTAATTTCCTCTACAAGCACATTACAAAGCGACACTTCTCCTACTCTGGGACAAAACCTAGAAATGAATTCTAAATTCCTGTTACAAGGAACAAAGAAAACTCTATATCTCACAAACGACTTAACATACTTAAATAATCATTATTTGAATATAAAGAGTGCTGCTGGTAAAATAGAACTACAAGCACTCAGAGATACTTCATCTGTTTCCTCTATAGATTTAGTTATGACTCCATATGGAACTGGTTCTGTTATCTTAAATAAACTATCTTCAGATGCAATTACTAATTTGACAGTTAAAACTGGTTCTAGTGATGGAAAAATAATTTTTGATGGAGGTTCTTCCACATATACTATTCTGTCTACAACAGAGAACAAAAAACTGTATCTATCGCCAGGAATAAACACATCCGATATAAATTTTTATTTTTATGATGGAGTAACCGCTACATCTTTAATTACAAGAAGATCCATAAATGATGTTGCTATTATAAATTCAAATAGTTTAGGAGATTTAGTTTTATGTGCTGGTTACACTGGAAGCGGCATAGGTAGCGGAAGCAACAATATTCGTATGAATTCTGATGTTTCTATGGGAACCAATAAAACAATAGGTTCGGTAGATAATATTGTAAAAATAAACACAACAGATAGTGGATATGTTAAAATTTCTGGATCTAATAAATCTGTTTCTCAAAAAATATTCTCTGATTCTTTTGTTCCTGCATCTACTAGACAAATAGACACCTATACTATTTCTAGCATAGGAAATTGTGTTAAATATATTGTAAGAGGTGAAAATCCCGCAGTTGCTAAGGATGCATTTTTGCTAGAATTCAATATAATGGTTTCTGGTACGGAAACAATCGTAGATGTAGTTTCTCTGATACATCCAGGCCTTGCTCCAGCAAATACACAAAATGTTACACCAGTAGCAGTATCCAATGGATCTAAGGTAGATGTCTCGCTAAATACTATCAGCACAAACCACACCATCAGTGTGTTTAGAACAGCAATTCTATAAGGAGATCGTAATGAAAGTTAGTTTGGGTGAAATTTATATGTCTGCCTCTGTCATGAACAAATTAATTGATGTTTCCCTTCCCGCCAAATTATCTTTTAGATTGGTAAGGGTGATGAGGGATCTTAATGATGCTTTAAAGCACTTGGAAGAAGAAAGAACCAAATTAATTAAAAAATACGGAAACGATAGTGGAGATGGAAACATCACTGTTTCTGAAGAACAAAAAGAACAATTTTTACAAGAATTTAATGATCTTTTGTCTGAAGAAATTGAGATAAATTGGGAACAAATTGATCCAGATTCTATGGGAAATACTCCCCTTACGGTAGGAGATATTGCAAAAATTAGTTTCTTGTTTAAGCAGTGAATTTCATCTCCTCAATATAAATAATAGAAATTGAGGAGATAAAATGACACCTACTTCTAGAGAACAATTAAAACAGTATTGCCTGCGTAGACTCGGCTATCCTGTTATTGAAATCAATATAGACGATGCTCAGATTGAGGATCGTATAGATGATGCTCTGCAATTTTTTGCAGAGTATCATTTTGATGGAGTAGAAAGATGCTATTTGAGAAAACAAATAACTCAACAGGACATAGACAACAAATATATTGATCTGACTCAACCAACTGTGGCGGACGAGTCAAAAGGTATTGCGGCAGCACCCGCTTTAGATCCTGACGGTAAATCCATAATTACGGTAATAAGATGTTTTCAGTTATACGACACTCTTGGTGGCACAGGTATGTTCGATGCTCGTTATCAGATAGCGTTGAACGATCTATATGGTTTAAGAACTAACACCTATAGCGATTCTCTCATAGGGTATAACTATACCCGTTCACATATGCAGTTGCTGCAAGATATGCTTACTCCAGAGAAAGCAATAACTTTTAGTAGAGTGACTAATAGAATTTATGTTGACATGGATTGGAATACTCATCCAGTTATAGGCAACTACATGATGTTTGAAGCATATAGGGTTTTAGATCCAGAGACATATGGTGAAATCTATAATGATCGTCTTTTGAAACTCTATACCACTGCAAAGATAAAAGAACAGTGGGGTGCAAATCTTTCCAAGTTCTCTGGTATTGCACTTGCTGGTGGAATAACTCTAAACGGTCCAGAAATTTATAATGATGCTAGACAAGAAATAGACAAATTGGAAAGCGAAGTTCAAAGCAAATACGAAGCACCACCTAACTTCTTCGTTGGTTAAACATGGCAATAAATCCTTATTTCAACAATACCAAATACAAACCAACCCAAGATCTTATGGAAAGTCTAATGATCGAATCCATAAAAACCAAGGGAGTAGATGTCTATTATTTGCCAAGAAGATATGCAAATAAGGACATGGTTTTTGGTGAAGATCCTTTGTCTTATTTTGATATTTCGTTTCCAATAGAAATGTATTTGGATACATTTAATGGTTTCGAGGGTGAAAGAGAAATAGTATCAAAGTTTGGTATAGAGATACAGGATAATATGACACTGACTGTCTCTAAGAAAAGATTTGAACAAGAAGCAGGAAAACTTCCACCCATGAATGATCGTCCGATTGATTTGGATGCTCCTTCTATGGGTGATTTGATATATTTTCCTCTTTCCAAGGGTCTTTTTGAAATCAAATATGTTGACAATAAACAGGTTTTCTTTCAGGGAGGAAAACTATACACATACAAACTAGAATGTGAACTCTTCAAGTATTCTATGGAAGAACTCAATACAGGAGATAGTGATATTGATGCTATCGAAGACAATATCGTGTCTGGTGTGGATGAGAATAATGATGGTATCGCGGATTACTTCAGTGACAGTAAAAATCCAAGCGATGCTTCTTCTATAGAATCAGAAGGACAAGGTATAATAGACTTCACAGAAGTAGATCCCTTCTCGGAGGGTAATTACTGATGTTTACTAATTTTTACCACGGTCTTATAAGAAAGACAGTAATATCTTTTGGAACTCTTTTCAACAATATTTACATAAACAGAACAGATGGTGCAAATAAAACACAAAAGATAAAAGTACCGCTCATTTATTCTCCAAAAGAAATATTCATGCAAAAACTTGCTTTGAGTTTTGCTAATCTCGAAAATCAAGCAGTTCAGATAACTTTACCTAGAATGTCTTTTGCGATAACAAACATTCAATACGATCCTGAAAGAAAAAAGAATAGCATAAACAAAAGATATAAAGAAACTATATCTACAAACAACGAGATGGAATTCTCATACCACCACTGCAATGTTCCTTACAACATAGACTTTACATTATCGTCTTATGTCAGAAACATGGACGATGGGTTACAGATAGTCGAACAAATTCTTCCATACTTTACACCAGAATTTACAGTAACGATAAAGCCTGGTGTTCTTTCAGACAGTTACGAAAAACTAGACATACCCATAGTCTTGACTTCTGTGACCACTGAAGAAAGAGCAGAAGGATCGTTGGCTATGGAGAAAACTCGTTTTATATCTTGGGATATGGTATTTAGCGCCAAGATGATGATTTATGGTCCAGTGAAAAACGCCCCTCTCATTCAAGATATAGAAGCAAACATTTTTAGGTTGGAGGACTAATGGCTTTTAAATATTCACAGATAAACATCTCTCCTATTTTATATCAAAAAGATACCAATAGTGAATATGTAAGAAATACCAATAATGATAGAATTGTAGAAAATTCTAATTCTTTAGAAATATCTTCAACCGATGAGTATGATATGACAGTAACAATTCAAGAATTTGACTACTGGGATTATCGTCCGTATTATGTCAGAAAATATCAAGGTTCTGCAAATCCTTGGGAATATCGTCCTTATGTTATTAGAATAAATTTACCAAATTACTTTTTGTATTGATATAGGATATTTGAATGAACAACAACAAATCTGGAAGTCTTTTTAAAAGAAACCTAAATATTTCAGAAGAATTTGGCATAGTTAAAAAATCTATGCTTCCAAATTCTGTAACATATACTGAATCAGAATTAGCAGAGGAAAAAAGAAAAATGGCTAGAAGAGCGACACCTAATTGTACAACATGTCCTGATTGTCCACCAGACGATATAGATCCAGATAATGGTGGTTCTGGTGAAGTTCCTCCAAATCAAGGATTACCAGGCACACTTCCAAGTCAATTATTTCAATCAGTAGTAGGTTATTCGTCTAATGGAAATCCTCTTTCTTATGTTTTTCCAGAGAACGGAAAAGACGCATGGGATACTTTGTACGAATACATGTTTGCAACTAATAAAGGTAGAACAGATTTTATCTTTATAGGTGAAGACAGCATTGTGTATGAAAATGATTCAGAATCTGGTGACATGGTGGGTGGATTTGCTGATGGATTTGCTAAAGGATTACTAGAATTAACAGATAGAGAATTGTATGCTACACCAGTATATTATGGTTATGAAACTGTAAAACCATCAACATATGACTCTTTTGATACGGAAACTTGGAATGATGGTAATCCGACAGGATATGGTAAAGTGTTGGTAGGAACTAGAAATCTCTATGATTCTGTCAATAATCCCGATGGTAGTATTGGTATTGCAACTTTTAATTTTAAAAATCAAGATATTCTTCAACTTAATTCACCTAATACTAGATTTAATGGAATACCATTTTTCTTTAGTAATCTTGATCCTAATTTTTACACTAAAAGCAATCAATCGAATACTTTTCAGACATATGAAGGTGGTCCTCCAGATGATTATTATAGAATAGTGTGGAATCCTCAAACAACACAATGCGAATTGGCTAATCCAAGTGTAATTCCATATAATGATCCTAGTTTAGACAGACTTTATTTTGGTAAAAGACCAATTCCTTTTCTGACCATATTAAACCCTCAGTCTGGAGGAATAAATGGACTTGGATGTGATCATAGTGGTGTAGATTCAAACGGTGATTATGTCATTAGTCAACCACAAACTCAAAACGAAAGAATTTTAAGTTATTTTACTGTGGATTCTGTCTTTAATAGACAAACGATGACTACGATGCCTCCACATGAGTTAAAAAAAGTTGTAGTAGGAAAAGTGAGCAATAATCAAGATGGAACTTATTCCGTGGATTATTTTTTCTACGAAGCCATGAAAAATGGACTAGTACCACCATATCTGGGTAAATGGTATTCTCCGAACAGACAATCAGAAAACTGGACTGAAGGAGATGATTATGAAGTTGATTCTACTAAACAAAAAATTAAAATTGAACCAGATAATATTATTACAGATCCAAATGATGGTATTAGTATTGATATACAAAATACAAATTTAATTTATTTAAATGATTATTACCCCTTTGACTCCACAATAACAAATGATATTGTAAAATTACAAATTATACAAAAAGACAATATTAATTATTTATCTATAGATTATGATTGTTCTTATTTTTTTAAAATAAGAACAGAATCTTTCAATTGGTCATCTTTTACAAGTATGCCGGGTTTTGATGAGAGCACTATTACCGCATCTAGGCCGGAATCTTGGGATATAGTAGATCTAGATACAGCAGGAGAGTTGATAGATGGAAAATATCCTTCAAATACACAAGTACTTCTACAGAGATATAATGAAACAAATATACAAACTTCCGATATGGTGGAAGGTAATTTTTCTGTTGGTATGCCCGATGCGTATCAACTCAATGATATAATTCACGGAACAGGTTGGTGTTCTATTGCATGGCCTGCTTCTTTTTCTAGAAGAGTTGGAACAAGTATACCTCTATTAAACGAATCTCAAAGTAGAAGTGTTTATAGAGATGAACTTTTAGGTTTTACTTCCGAGAATTCTGTTGGCATCAAACCATATCAACAAGGATTAACAACAAGTTCAGCATTTAGAATTTCTCAAGCAGGAGTTTTAGGTGGCGCTCCACATACATTCACTGCTAGTATTAGTAATGGTGCTTGTTTGCCATTCGGTACATCTTATACTCAGCAAGAATTTCAGAAAAAGTTTTTCTATGCATCTACTTATTGGAATCGTTTCTCTGATCACCGTTCTTTTGAACACGATAAATCTAGAAGAGTAAAATGTTTTATGAAGACTGGTTTGTATATGACTCTGAATGATGTCTACTACACTAAGCAAACCAAAGAACCAATTTATACTAGCAATAATTTTAAATATTTAGTAAATTATATTAAATTGCCTCTTTATAAAATTCCAGATGCAACAATTAATGAAACATTTAGAGACTCTAATATAGCACTTAGTATAACACCAGAAAGAAACGACGGCACACTTGGTACATCTTTTAGCACAATCGCTACACAAAGCGCAGATGATACCAATATTAAAATTGGATTTGCTAGTTTGTCGGCAAATTTATCTGCTTTATCCAGTGATTATACTAAACTTAATTTATCATTTTTAGGGTACAACACTAATAATAATACAGAGGGAGATATAGTCATTCCTGTTCATTCTGGTATAGATTGTAACAACTCTAATGGTGTTTCTTTTAGTGTATTGTCTAATGAGTCTGGGCTCAGATATGCGGATATCGAATATAGTTGGAGAAGTTCTGGTTGGGGTACTACTGTTTTTGAAATGTTCAGACATATCAAAGAAAGACAAACAAAGAGTGAATACGGAGGAACAAACACTAACACCAAAATAGTTGTTGTTTGGTTATTAGGAAGACAGGAAACAGGAAATGGTTTTTCTGGTGGAATTCCTTTGTATGGAGGATTACAAGGTCAGAATTATATGCAAAGTACTCATCAAGTATTGATGTCACAATTAATATCTCTTGGTTTTGCTCCTTCAGATATTTTGTTTTTGTTTGTTTGTCACCCCAAAGCAGCAGCATATTCCAAGCAAACTGATGAAACTGGCAGAATAATACAGGATCCAAGAGCATATACAAATTTATATCAAAGTGCTGGATATAGTACTCCTATTGATAATTTAACGGGAGTTGTTAAAAGTATATTCTATGCTACTAATGAAAATCAAAATCCAACTTTAGGAATTTTAAAAAATTCAAGAAAATTGAGAACAGCACAGGAACAAGTAAATTATTTGAATACATTTAGAGTACAAAATCCAGACACAGAAGAGTATTCAGATGATACAAGTACTCATCCAGTTATTGATGTTTTAGTTAATCCTGCATGTGCAATTATTTCGTATGCACCAAATATTTTATATTTTGATACTCCTTCCGTTCAGGGAGCAGTTAATATTAATAATCGTTTGAATGATTCTCACTACAGTGTTGAATATGATATGAACGGTATTCCAGTCGTATCATACAAATATCTCAATGAAAGAGGATATTTGCAATTTGGTAAGGATTTTATCAATATACTTAAAAACGGATTGTGAAAAATATGAGTGAAATTTTTGATAATAAAATGCAGCAAATTTTTGATCTCAATTCTTCCTCTAAGATTCCTTCTAGTGTGGGTGATATTCTTCCCGCTAAGGAAGTACAGGTCGATAAAGAAGATCATGATAAAGATTACACAACTGTAAGGCAGAATCTAAAAGAAATAGTAAAGAGAGGTAATGAAGCCATAGATGGTATCATGCTTGTTGCTTCGGAAACACAATCACCCAGAGCATATGAAGTTGTTGCAACTTTGATCAAAAGTGTAGCGGATGCAAACAAAGATTTGCTTGATCTTCACAAGAAGATGAAGGAAATAAAGAAGACAGAGGTAGATGCGTCCACTACGAATGTAACCAACAACTCTTTGTTTGTTGGAAGCACTTCTGACCTACAGAAATTGCTAAAAGGTAAACTTAGAGAAATAGACGATACGAGAATAGCGGATGAGTAATTCTTATCTCGGTAATGATAATCTAAAAGCGGCTGGTGTTAAAGTAAATTTTACACCAGAGCAAATTGAAGAATATTTAAAGTGTTCTCAGGATCCTGTTTATTTTATAAGAAAGTACATAAAGATCATCAATCTTGATAAAGGTTTGGTAAACTTTGATATGTACAAATTTCAGGAGAATATGGTAAACACTATTCATAACAATCGCTTTACCATAGCAAAACTTCCTCGTCAGTCTGGAAAATCCACCACAGTTGTTTCCTACATTCTTCACTATATTTTGTTCAATTCGGAAGTGAATGTGGCTATTTTGGCACACAAGCAGGAAATTGCTAGAGAACTATTAGGTAAACTAAAAGTCGCATATGAGTATCTTCCAAAATGGTTACAGCAAGGAGTGGTGGAATGGAACAAGGGATCAATTGTTCTTGAAAACAAATCCAAGGTTAAAGCATCTGCTACTTCTTCCTCCGCTATTCGTGGTGGTTCTTTCAACCTGATCTTCTTGGACGAGTTCGCGTATGTACCCCCCAACATCGCGGATGACTTCTATGCGTCAGCCTACCCTACTATCTCCTCTGGTAAGGACACCAAGGTTCTGATCTTTTCCACTCCGAACGGGTTGAATATGTACTACAAGATCTGGACAGACGCGGAGGAAAAAAGAAATTCATTTATTCCAATTTCTGTTCACTGGTCGGATCTTCCAGGTCGAGACGAGAAGTGGAGAAAGCAACAAATTGCGAACACTTCAGCAGAACAGTTTCGAGTGGAATACGAATGCGATTTCATTGGTTCCACCAACACTCTGATTGCTGCTACAAAACTGAAAAGCATGGCGTACAAGACCCCCATCTCCAAGAGTGAGCAGGGACTCTGTATCTACGAATATCCAGAAAAGGATCACATATATGTCATGACGGTGGATACCTCTAGAGGAGCAGGATTTGACTATCATGCGTATGTGGTGCTGGACATTACGAAAATACCCTACAAGGTAGTGGCTATTTTTAAAAATAACGAAATGTCTCCCATGATCTACCCAAATGCGATATATCCTATCGCACAAAAATACAATGATGCTTATGTGCTGGTGGAAATCAATGACATTGGTGGTCAGGTTGCGGACATTCTTTATAATGAACTAGAATACGAAAATATGTTGATGTCTTCCTTCAGAGGCAGAAAGGGTCAAACTTTGGACGGTGGGTTCGGTGCATCCCAGACTCAATTAGGTGTTAGAACCACGAAACCTCTGAAAAGAATTGGCTGTTCTATTTTAAAAAGCATGATAGAAGACGACAAGTTGATTATCACGGATCTAAATATAATACAAGAACTGGTAAGTTTTGTGGCCAAATCTACATCGTTCGAAGCAGAGTCTGGTCACAACGATGACTTGGTTATGTGTTTGGTGCTGTTCAGTTGGTTGACTACTCAGGGGTATTTCAAAGATCTAACCAACATGGACATAAGAAAGAGACTATTTGACGAAAAATTAAAACAGTTGGAAGATGAAATAGTACCTTTTGGATTTATAGAAAATGGACTCGATGGTGATGAAGAACCAGATTCTCAAGGAAATGTTTGGCAATCTTACTAAAAACAATAAAAATATACATAAAGTAGAAAAATAATTCGTAATCGAATTGCTAAAGGAGACAAAAATGGCATTTCAATTGAGTCCAGGCGTTACAGTTACAGAAAGAGACTTGACTCTGATCGTTCCTGCTGTTGCTACAACAAGTGCAGGGTTCATCGGTGTTTCACAGTGGGGTCCAGCCAATCAAGTTGTTACCGTTACAGACGAAAGAGATCTAATCGAAAATTTTGGCGCACCAGCGTATGATGCAGATTATGCAAGATACTGGTTCACCGCAGCCAATTTTTTGAAGTACGGAAACAACTTGAAGTTTGTAAGACTTCTTGCAGATGATGACAGAACAGCAACTGCCGGCAATACTGCTGTTTCTAATATTTACAATGCTGCAACTTATCTTGCAAACTACACAACACTAACACATGCACAACACGGTGCATTTATTGCTAAGTGTCCAGGCGAACTCGGCAACAGTCTCAAGGTAGTCATTCTTGATTACACACCAAATGCTGAAGCAGATATGACTAACAGTGAGGCTACCGAAGAATATTATGATCTTATTGATAACTTCGACAATGTACCAAACACATCCGTTTGGGCAGAATCTGTCACTGGAAGTGCCAATCTTCATGACGAAATTCATATTCTTGTAATAGATGAAGATGGTAAGTTCACAGGAGTAGCAGGAACAATTCTTGAAAAGTTTGGTTTTGTCTCCAAAGCAAGAAACGCAAGAGGAACTGACGGTACATCTAATTACTACGCAGATGTTGTAAACAATCGTTCTGATTACATCTGGTGGGCAAGTCATCCTACTACTAACATACAAAGCACAGGAACATCTTGGGGTTCTGAAGTAGATTCTACAACAACCACTGCATTTAAACTCATAGACAGTGTAACTTACGCCGGAGACGGAGCAGTAGGTGAAAATGATAGAATGTTGTCCTACTCTTTGGCTAATGGAGTAACAGCAGGAGTTACTGCTGGTGGAAGCACTATGGTTTCCGAAGCAGATGTTGCTGCTTCTTATAGTACATACTTCGAAAGTGGACAAGAAGTCGATATCGCTCTCTTGATTGCTGGTCCAATGGAAGCAACAAATGCTAAAGTTGTAATCGAAGTAGCAGAAGCCAGAAAAGACTGTGTTGCTTTCGTGTCTCCTCAACCAACAAGTGGTATAGGTGATGTTTCAACCATTGATCTACAAGATGTACTGGATTATAGAAGTGCTCTGAACATTTCTTCTTCTTATGGAGTTCTTGATAGTGGTTGGAAGTTGCAATACGACAACTACAATGATCGCTACCTCTACATTCCTCTCTGCGCCGATGTTGCTGGTCTTTGCGCCAGAACCGATTTCAACTTCGATCCTTGGTTCTCGCCAGCAGGATTTAACAGAGGTCAGATCAGAAACACAGTTCGTCTTGCATACAATCCAGGCAAGGGTGATCGTGACGAATTGTATAAGAAGGGTGTCAATCCAGTAGTATCCTTCGAAGGTGAAGGAACCGTTCTCTTTGGTGATAAGACTCTACTTTCTAGACCAAGCGCATTTGATCGCATCAATGTTCGTCGTTTGTTCATAGTTCTTGAGAAGGCGATTGCCACAGCAGCGAAGTTCCTCCTCTTCGAATTCAACGACGAGTTCACTCGCGCTCAGTTCAGACAATTGGTAGAGCCATACTTGAGAGATGTTCAGGGTAGAAGAGGTATTACAGATTTTAAGGTTGTTTGTGATGAAACCAACAATACTCCACAAGTCATCGACTCTAACAGTTTTGTTGGCGACATTTACATCAAACCAACTCGTTCTATCAACTTCATCCAATTGAACTTCATCGCAACACCAACTGGTGTCAATTTCAGCGAGATTGGCGCCTAATAAATAAAGAAAAAGGAACATAGAACATGTCTCAATTTAGTATCAATAACTTTATTTCAGCCTTTGACGGCGGTTCTAAACCAACGCTGTTCAGAGTAACAGTAAATGGTTTCAGTAACTTAGGTGACTTGAGATTTTTCGGAAAGGCTTCGTCCTTACCAGCATCTACAATCGGTGAAATCAGCGTACCATATATGGGCCGTACAATCAAGGCCCCTGGCGATAGATCATATGAAGATTGGCAAGTAACAGTCCTTAACCAAGAACAAATGGATCTTCGTAAGACATTTGAAGATTGGAATCGTCAATTCAACGATCATGTCGCAAATGTTGCATCAAGTGCTGGTCTTTGGAATGCTGTTAAGCAATATAATGCTACCATCGAACAATTAGATAGAGCAGGAAGACCAGTAAGAACATATAAGTTCTACGCTCTCTTTCCAAAAGAAATCTCTTCAGTAGATGTTGCATTCGATCAAGTAGATACCGTGTCTGAATTTACTGTTATGTTTGCATACTCTTACTTCGAATTAGCATAAACATAACAAAGGATATTTTATATTATGGCTTGGAAAGACTTCTTTGGTTTTACATTTTCTAGAACAGAGAAAGAGGAAGATACTTTCTCTATAGTGCCACCTCCTGTAGATGACGGCTCTACTGTCGTCGAAGCGGGAGGTGGTTTACAGGGCTATTATGTCGATCTTGATGGTACAGTCCGAACAGAAACGGACATGATCAGAAAGTATCGAGAGATGTCTCTTAATGCTGAAGTAGAAATGGCGGTGGATGATGTCACCAATGAAGTCATCACCGTAGACGCCAGAGAAAAGATAATAAAGTTGAATCTGGATAAGATCAATGTTTCTGATTCTATCAAAGATAAGATACAGGAATCATTTGACGAAGTTCTTTATCTTTTGGATTTCGAAAGAAAAGCATATGATATTTTCCGAAGATTCTATATCGACGGAAGACTTTACTATCACATCATATTGAATGATAACAAGAAAAAAGGTGCTAAGGAATATAGAAATATAGATCCTTTGCGTATCAAGAAGATAAAGCAAGTAAAGCAAAAAGAAAAGGTAGGTAATATAGAAGTTCCAACTGAAATGGAAGAATTCTATATGTACATGCCTTTTGATCGTGCTACACCAAGCACATACAACATTAATTACAATACAGTAGAACAGGGAGTAAAAATTGCTCCTGATTCTATCAATTATGTACATTCTGGTCTATACGATCACACCACCAAGAAGATAGTCGGGTTCTTGCATAAGGCAATTAAACCACTCAATATGCTCAGAATGGTCGAGGATGCTACGGTTATCTACCGCTGGTCAAGAGCACCAGAGCGTAGAATATTCTATATTGATGTCGGTTCTCTACCAAAGAATAAAGCAGAGCAATATCTCCGCGAAGTCATGAATCGTTATCGAAACAAGGTTGTTTATGATGCAAATAGCGGAGAAATTCGAGACGACAAGAAGCATATGTCCATGTTGGAAGATTTCTGGCTACCTCGTCGTGAAGGTGGTAGAGGTACATCCATAGAAACCTTACCAGGCGGACAGAACTTGGGTGAGATGGCAGATGTTCTTTATTTCCAAAAGAAATTATTAAGATCACTGAATATACCAGAATCTCGTATACAAGCAGACAATGGTTTCAACATGGGTCGTGCTTCAGAAATTAGTAGAGATGAATTGAAATATTCTAAGTTTGTAAGCAGACTCCGCGTAAAATTCGGTGAATTGCTTTTGAACTTCCTAAAGGTTCAATGCCTGACTAAGCAAATTATGAGTGAAGATGATTGGTTTAAGATTTGTCAAAAAATAAAGTTAGACTATGCTACCGATTCTTATTTTGCAGAGTCGAAGCAAGCAGAAATCTATAAAGATAGAATGACCATCATGAGAGAAGTCGCAGATTACTCTGGCAAGTTCTTCTCAGATTATTGGATTCGTAAGAATATTCTCCGTCAAACAGATGAAGATATTGCTGAAATTGATGAGCAAATTCAACAAGAAAAGGCTGAAGAAATGGCTCAAGTTCAAGCACAAGAGCAACAGTCTGCTGGGAGTGTACCAGTGGAAGGTTCACAGAGTGCTCCTTCCTCTCCAGATCAAGGACAACCCGTTTCCCCTTCACCTCAAACCTTTATAAGTAGTAAGGGTGTTGACTATGATGCGAGCAGTTTAATATAAGGGGTTTTTGATGTCGGATCCTGTATTTACAGAAAGCAAATTTAATCAAGTAAATGATAACAGTTGTGCTGACACAACTTGTGGTCGTTCTGTAGTTGTTAACGAACCCCCATGTCCAGATTGCTGTGGAGGAGGAGGAGGTGACGGTCCTCCAGGTCCTCCAGGTCCTCCAGGTCCTAAAGGAGCAGCAGGAAGATCTCCTATTATTGGTTGCGGTTGCTTACCCACAAACGAAACAGACGGTGGAAGCGGCGGTCCTATACAGCAGCAGTGTATTGATAATTTAAAAGGTAGAGTTGTTAAATCAACGAGCAGTGTTAATTACTATTCACAAAATACAACACAGAATCAATTTTTTCAAGCCACCTGTACTCCTACTTGCGGTTATTTTAATGTAACTAATGCGAATACACAATCACCTCCTATTGGAGGTTTTATAGGTACTCTTGGTGATGATTCTACTAATATAAATGGCGATAAAAACATAGTTGCTTGGGGATATGTGGGGACGGGAAATGTACCTAATAGAAATTATTCATGGACTTATGGTGATTTTAAGAAAATAAATGGACTGAGTTCTGATAAACTAACTGCAACTCAAGGAAGCAAGTTTACATTTATACCAACAGATTCACTATTTGCTGGTGGTGGATCTATAAATCTAGCAGAATTTAAATTATTAGTAGAAGGTGATCCTTCAGAGGAACTGACAGCAGCATTTTTAGATGATTTTCCAGAGTGTGCAACCGATGGAGGATCACCACCAGGTCCAAAGAATGGTCAAGGCGGAGACATATGCGGTGAAGGTGGTGGAGAATGTACCTGTGAAGGGTGTACAGCAGAAAATGCATTTCCTTGTGATTCTGAAATAGCAGCGGGAGATATCTTTGTTGACGCTTGCAACAAGATAATGTACATTGCAGGCGAAGGAGGGTTCCCCGCTAACGGAATCCCTTTCGGGCCTGAGGACAGACCATGTCCTCCAGAAGAACCATGTCCTGATTGTCCAGATTGTCCTCAACCAGAAACATGTGGTACATGCTTGGCTCCCAAAGACGGTGAAGCACTTCTACCTTCAGATTGGTGCAAATGCTCAGGTGCTTTAGCAACTCTATTTGGACTTATTGCCAATAACAACTGTGTGTGTCAACACGGTGGTGCTTTACCTAAATGTCCACAACCATGTTTAAAAGAAGATGGATCCACTCCATTCCCAGACAAATATTGGTATCAAGATTCCAAAAAAGAATGTCCGTGCAACGATGATGGAGATGAAGCAAAGTGTCCAAATCAATGTCCATCAGATGCTAAATCTGATTGGTATCAAAATGCTGCTAAAGAATGTCCATGCGAGGAAGGACAGGAAGATTTAGGATGTCAAACAAAATGTGCAAGTGGATCAGCAAAAATTTGTCCAGAAGATTGTCCAAAGTGTCCTGATTGTCCAGAGTGTCCACCATGTAATAGTTGTTGTCCGCCAGGAGGAACAGGTGCTCAAACTTCTAATTGCGGTTGTACGATAATGTATCCCAAATTTGGAACTTTAACATACTTTGAAGGACCTGATTTGGATGGATGTAACACGGGACAGTTTATAAGCGCCAAAATAAGTTCTTCTGTTTATTGCAAAAACGATTTAGGAAATGATTGTTTTTCGGGTGCATTTCCCAAACAATACGGACCATTTAATGTGCAGGAGTTATTAACATGTGAAGAAGTTAATAATGAAGGACACACATGTACTAGTTGTGATCTAGGATGTGTATATTGTACATCTGAAACCCAATCACCAAGTCAAGATGGAGTAGGTTTGTACACTAAGATGTATATTTCGTCTCTTTTACCCGAAAGAGTTTCTTTGAATTGTGACGGAACTGCTTGTGGTGGGTCTGGCGTAGGACCTATTATAGGAGGAGATATTTAATATGAAAATAGTTCAATCTTTATATACTGGTTGTTTTTTAAACAATGATACACAAAATTTAAATTCAGTTGTAACTCCAAGTGGTTATATACAAAAAAAATTATATTGGTACACTTGGATTAGTTCTTTATTTTCTTTTTTAGAAAAAGGTTATAAAGTTCAATTAGTAACGGATGATGTGGGTAAAGAAATTTTAGTCGATAAATTAGGTTTACCTTATTCTGATGTAAATCTAAGTTTAAATGAACTACATTCAGTAACTAAAAAATGTTGGGCCGCAGGAAAAATAAAAGCATATTCTATACAAACAGAACCGTTTCTTCATTTCGATAATGATGCTTTTTTTACTAAACCAATACCGAAAGTAACAAATCCTATTTTCGTACAAGAAATAAGAGAAAGAGTTTTAAGTTATAACGATATAGTGTCCAATTCAGCAAAGGACATAGTTTTGTATGGTTTAGATGATATTCCTTCACAATTAACAAATTATGTTAAAAACTATAAAGAAAATCAATATTACAATTCTGTTGTTGCTGGAGTAATAGGCGGAAACGATATAGAATTATTAAATAAATACAGCACCACCATTTATAATTTTATTTACAAAAACGGACGAAAGTTTGACGAATTGTTAGAAAATAAACACCCAGAATATGCAACTCTGTGCATGTCTCTTTTAGAAGAACAAATGTTGGTGGAATTTGTAAAAGAAAAATATGGAGATATAAATCAAATACAATCTGTTTTAGGACACAACAAAGTAAATACACCAGTTGCAGAAATAGAACAAAGAAGCGTAGAAACAGGTTATGTTCATTTTATGAATAGAATAAAAAATGGACAAGATATCAGAGCCATACAGTATAGAACAAGATTCATTAAAAGAACAGAAGATCTATATCCTGAATATTGTGAACTGGTGAACATTTACCTAAATAACTAAAAATAATAAATACATATTAACGGAGACACAATATGTCAGATGCAATTAATCATCTTATAAACGGCGATCTTGAACTCTTCAAGCAAGCAATTCACCAATCTCTCTATTCTAGAGTAGGTACTGCTTTTCGAGAGAAAAAGAAGGAATTATCGGCAGAATTGTTCAACGAAGAAGAATGCTCTTCTTGTGGCGAGCAAATAGATGAAAAACTAGATCCAGTTGGTAAAGAAGATTCAGATGTCAATAACGACGGAAAAGTAGACAAAAGCGATTCTTATCTTAAAAACAGAAGAAAAGCAATCGGTAAGGCAATGAAGGGCAAGAAATGAAGTTAATTACCGAAACAACACTTGATGTTCGTATCCTGACCGAAGCATCCACAGATGGAAAGAAGAACTATTTCATCGAAGGTGTCTTCATGGAATCAGAATCAAAGAACAAGAATGGTAGAATTTACCCTATGCCAATCATGCAAAAAGAGGTAAATCGCTACATC